TTTATTTGTTATTTAGTTTAGTTGTTATTATTATCTGTTACTTGTCGTATTTAGTTTGTAATTATTTCTGAAATTATTTCTTCATATAAATAATCTTGAAGTAGTTCTGCATATTTTTCTTTACAGTCTGTTTCTTTATTAAAAGGAAATTTATTTTTTATTTCAGTAATTAAATTTTTCATGTTATTATTATTAGTTTGTTAGTTGTATATATTATCTTGTTGTTATCGTATTTAGTTTGTATTATTTTTGATGTATTAATTGTGAGTTTAATGTTTTGTTAAAAGTAATATTATTTGTATAATATTGTAAAGTTTGTTTTAATGAATTTAAGTTAATGTAAGTATAAGATTTAAATTTTATAATTTGACTTAATGGTATATTTTGAAAATATGTAGGTAAATTATGAGGTTGAAAAGGAATATATATTTGATTGTTAAGTTTTAATATATTTAGTTGATTTAGTTTTAATTTATTAGTCATTGTTATTAGTTTAATTTATTTGATACTATTATCTTTAGTTAGTCGTATTTATATTGTATTAAATTCCATTAAATGAAATGTAGTTAATAATTCCATAAGTTATTATGTTATAAGTAATTATAGTTATAATTGTAGTTATAAATAGAATTGGTAAGTAGTTTAAAGTTTTCATATTTTTGTTAGTTTAAAAGTGTATATTTGTTTATTAGTTAATTTTAGTTGTTAGGTCTTACACATGAGTTCTCAGTAATTTACCCTGAGTAACTCAGATGTTTTATAAATATAGTTTAATATGTTAGTATTAATTAGATTATTATATATTGTAAGTCTAGTTCGTCAGTATGAATTGAATAGTTAATATTGTTTTGGTTTAATAGTTTAATAGTTTCAGGCCAGTGAGTTGTGTATTCAAATAGAATGAATTTATTATTATTGAATTGATGCATGTCAATATTATTCTCGTCGAAGAAATTGTCTGAGTCAATTATGTAATGGATTTCAGAATTGTTATTTAGAATTGAATTGAGTTTATTATATTTTAAATTGATAGTCATATTGTTTATTTATTTATTTGATACTATTATCTGAGACACATCGTATTTACTATGTATAGAGAAACATAAAAGGTTAAAGTAATATTGAAATACAAAAGTAAAAGGCAAAACTTTTAAAAAAGATTTAAAAAAAGAAAGGGGGGCCTAAAATTAAAAATTGATTTGGGTAGAACGTAAATAGATTACGATGAGGGGGTAACCCTATAGTTCTATATTTCTAATGATAGTTCAAAAACAGTGACATAAGCCTATTAAAGCTACTAATAACAGGCAAGTGTCACCCTATACTATAAATAAATAAGTATAAAACAAGGTAAATATTTAAAAAAATAGGTGAATTACTATATTAGACGTCTAACAATAAAAAAAAATTAATTATGTACGATAAAAAGCCAGGAGGACCGGAGGAACCAGTGCAACCAGCGGTTGAACTACCCGAATTTGAGGTAGTATTCAACAAGAAAAAAGGCACTGTCACAAAAAACCTTCCTAAATTTGCCCCATCTAAGAAATTAAGACCAGTTGAGCAGTCACATGATGGGCCTAACAATAAACAAGCTATTGAAAAGCTAGCAAAAGTAGCTCAAAATCTTGGAGCGCGTGGTGCTAGGGACATTCCAGTTGGAAGAGTTGCTAAAGAAATAGCTAAACCAGTTAAAGGACAGCAAAGAAGAGCTAAAGATGTTTTAAAATCTTGGAACATGTTTGGTGATGATACTCAAGAAATAGAAAACGACAGCATATTTGTTACCAAGCTAAACAAAAAACTGCCATTTGATTCTACAGGTGTTAAAACAATGAATGCTGCACCTGAAGGAGGCGGAGGAAAGTTTGTACAACAAGATGAGAAGTTAACTTATAAAAACGGTAAAATACAAAAGCGATGAATAAGTACAAAAAAGATATGATGCATGAAAGAGAGTTAATCCATGATGCAAAAAAAGAGATACATAAAGAAGATTTAGGCTTACACCGCGAAGAGCATGGGCATAATGCTTCTGCTAACAAAATACATAGAAGAGGTAATACAAATAGTTCACGTTATATAGCATAGAAACCGTAACATGGCTATAATATATACCTATCCTAGAAAAAATAGTCCGGTAGTAGAAGATATATTATTAATATCAGATACTCAATCCGAGAAAGACGGCGTTAAAACATTAGAAACTAAAACAACCACAATAGGTGATTTAAAAGACGCTATTGATGTTGTCGATAAGTTAAATGCTACAGCTCCTTTAGAGGTAGATGTACAAACAGGTGATGTTACAGTATCTTTAACTGGTATAACAGGTTTTGGAACAGCTGGTCAAATATTAAAAGTAAACTCAGGAGGAAATGGTCTTGAGTGGACCACAGATGCTGGAGGTGACAGCTATGATTTAAATGCTGGTGTCAAAGATGGGACAAAAATACCATTAAAATTAACATCGGGATCTGGAACTGATGATTCTGTAGTTAACCTAGTTGAAGGAACTAATATTACTTTAACTCAAGTAGATAGTACTAATATAAAAATAGATTCATTAGGCGGTTCTGGTAAAAATACTATAAAAAATCAAACAGGTCCTACTGGAACTCCTACATCTTTAGCTGGTGAATATAACAAATTTAACTTTGTAAACTACGATCCTAACGACTTAAGAGTATTTGCTCAAGAAGACCCTAACGATAGTGATCAAGTAAACATATTTTTCCCACCACCTGCATCACCTACATATCCGCCATACTTTAACCAAACCGGAGCGGTTGTTGCTGATCCACTTTCTTCTTTTAGAAAATCACTAATAGTTAGTGATCCTGATGGAGCATCTCCCGGCAATTTCAAAACGGGTGGTTGGGATGATTTAAACGTTCATTCTTCTTATTTGCTATCTAATGCAGAAACGCCTCAGTTTAAGCCTGGCAGCAGTGTTTATATATTAGGATTTAGCCCAGCTGGAGCACCGGTTTCTACTGGGTGTAAAGTTCAAGTTAAAGTTTTTGATGCTAATGGCTCTACGGAACTTAGAAATGAAACAACTGGTGTTTTAGATCAAAATACTTCTTTTTCGCAAAATGAAATAGACATAACAGTTTCTAATTATGTTGCTATAGTAGATCCATATGGAGAACCAACACAATACCAAGCTAAATTAAACATTACAGTTAAAATAAAAGACATATTAACTTCTGCTAGTTTATCAGGAGGCAGATACTCTGTTCAAATAATTTTTACTCCAGATCAAGTTTTACCAAAGCCAGGTACTGGAAACCCAGGTACTCCACAAGCTGCTATAACTTATAATTTATCAAGTGTTTTTGCTGATGCAGATCCAACAAGTCCAGATATGTCTGGTGTTACTTTTGTTGATGCAAACATAAAAACAGAAACTAATTCATATTTAAGCGGTGTTAAGTATTTAACATCAGGTTCTAAATTTGGTGTAGAAGCCGGCGGCATAAAAGGTATAAATGGAAATACACAAGGTAAAAATGGTACTGCTAGTAACAATTTAGCATATTCATCTTTAGCAAATCTAAACACTAATAGTGTTAGTGATAAAGCATGGGCCCCAACAACTGGAACGGTTACAGGATACAACGACGTATGGGATAACAAAGGAGTAGAGTATGATTATAATGATTTTACTATACAAAGTTCTGCTTTTACCTATAGAGGTGCCGCTGGTAGCTCTACACTTACAATATCAGATCCTTGGAATAACTCTAGCAAAGCTAGTACTAGTAATCTAAATGTATTAGTATTAACCCCTGGTACTAGTCAATCTAGTGCAAGTGGTGCTGAATATTTTGATAATGAAGACTTTAGACTCAGTAAGGCTAATTTAACAGCTAACTACGCTGCTTGGAACTCTCAAACAGCTTTAACTAATTCAGCCTTTGGCACAAAACCAAGCGCAGCATCTAATACTGATTTTCAAGATGCTTGTCAAATAGTAGATGCGTTTAACAGTACTGGAGCAAAATTAATATCTGCTGATAAATTTTACTTAAGTAACAATACTACAACTTTATCATTTAGTGGATATTTACCTACTCAAAGTACTAACTTTAGTTCATTTAATAAGCAAAGTGTATATCACAGAAAATTTTCTAGTTCAAATAGTAGTATACCAAGTTTTACTTTAACATTTACAGGTTCAAATTGGGGATCTGGTAATAGCAATGTTAACGATGCTTTAGATGATCAAAGTATTAAAATATACATAAGAAGAGTTGCATCAGCTTCAGGAGGAAGTTTTGGCCCTGCTACAGCAGTTCCTTTAAATTTACACAACTGGAATAGTACTCCTTCAAATCCTAACAAATATTGGGACCCAGGAGTATTCAGTGACGGAGGATCTGGTATAGATACTCAAAGCGCTACTATTAGAACCTCAACTTCAAGTGGTAACGCTGTTACAGCTACATTTGGTAACTGGCAAACAGATCAAGGTATGTATATAGAAATACAATATCTAGACGCTAATATAAAAATAAACAGCGTTCTATGCGCTTTTAATTAATTATAAATGGAAGATATTTTTAAAAATAAAGTAACTTTAAAGGTAAATGTACCGGCTGAGACATGTGATCTAAGTATTAAGGTAAGTGATACTGTTGTAAACAACTATCAATTAACCTTTACTGATATTAACAAAATAATAGGAATATATAATCAGGCTTTAATAGAAGAATAATGGGTTTCATACAGGATGCAGTTAGTAAATTAACGTTCAAAGTACAAGCAGCTAATGTAATTGACGCTAACACTACTTTTCAGTGGTATGAGTCAAGGCTTGAGAACAGTCCTAAGATAACTCCAGATAGAATATTATCTCAATATTCAACTGTAACTTCCAATGCGCCTAGCAGTACAGCTAATCTAATAACGCTAACAGCTAGTGGTGGAGCTTTAAATGGCGTAGTGTCTAATGACTATGAAAACTCAGGAACACCTGTCTACCACAGATTAACACAAGCTACAAATGGTAACGACACAACATACGTTGCGTACATAGACCCAGCTGATAGAGACAGTGATAGAAAATGGAACTGGATAAATCCTTCTAGTGTACCTGTTAATGGTGTGCCAGTACCTTATTATACTATAGAAATATATTACAAAGTAGGTTCAACATATACAAAGCTTCTAGCAACAGACGCTGCTACTGTAAATGGTGAAGTTGGATGGGTTTGGAATTATGATCAAGGCTTATTGCTTTTATCTACAGACGCAATAAACTTTTTAAAAGGAAAAAACTCAGGAACTGTTCCAGAACTCTATGTTAGAGGCTGGAGATATATAGGAACTACCGGAGGAGGAACTAGTGGATCTTTAGTTGTACAAAACGAAGGTAAGAGTGACATACCTGACGTAACTAAACTAAAGTTTAATGCAGGATTTAATGTAGCTACTAGTGCTACTGGAGAAGCCGATGTTAGCATAGTAACGTATGAACATACACAATCGTCAGCTAACGCAACATGGACAATAACTCATAATTTAGGTAAATATCCTTCTGTTGCAGTTTTTGACGATAAAGATGAAAGAACTTTTGGAGATGTAGTTTACAGCTCCTCAAACCAGATACAAATAACATTTAGTTCTGCTGTCGCAGGATACGCGTATCTTAATTAATAAAAACAAACAAATAAATAATAACTAATAAAATAAAAAATGGCAATAAATTTTTTAAGTGATATAGATTTAAAAGGTAACAAGCTAATTTCTGCGGCGATAAACCCACAATCGTCAGCACCAGCATCAGCTACCGAAGGTGAACTATATTACAACACAGGTGATGAAAAACTTTATTCTTATGACGGAAGTAATTGGAATGAAGTAGGATCAACAAACACAAACACAACTTATGCTTTAACAGCTGCAGGTAACAAAATTACGTTAACTGGCTCTGATTCTTCAGTTGATGATATAGATTTACTTATAGATTCTAGTACTAATGCTAATTTAGTAGGTGCTAGCAATGATATAACATTTTCTTTAGCAAGCGCTACTACCTCAAAATTTGGTGGTGTTAAGTTATACTCGTCTGGTAGTTCGGCTTCTTTAACTCCAGTTTCTCAAACTGTACCTTCAAGTACTAACGATAGACTATACCAGGTAATGATGGATAAAGACAAAAAAGTTTTTGTTCATATTCCTTGGGTGGATAATAATACTGAATACACTGCTGGTACTGGATTAAGTTTAAGTGGTGCTAACGTATTTAGCTTAGACTCGGCGACTGCTAGTGTTGTAGGTGGTATTAAACTAGGTAGTGCTACTGCTTTAACAGCTACGTACGAAACCGCAGGTGCTGGTACTGCTAATAGAACTTACCCAGTTCAAGTAAATTCTTCTGGTTTAGCTGCAGTAAGTGTTCCGTGGACAGATTCTAGTGCTACAACTGTAGGTATTAAAACTGACGGTGGTACATCTGTTTCAATAGCTGATGGTACACTTGAATTCTTATCTTCAAATGGAGGCGGTATTGATATGGTACAAGCTGGTTCAGCTGGTTCTGTTACACTAACTGCTAAGATGGATATAGAAAATCTTACTGCTTTAAGTGGTGATGTTGCAGGTGATGATATTATAGCTATACACGATATTAGCCAAGACAAACTCTTAAGATCTACTCCTGGAGACATGCCTTTATCTATCTTTGGACTTCCAGATGCTGCTATAGCGATGAACGCTAAGAAGATAACTGGTCTTGCTGATGGTTCTTCTAATCAAGATGCTGTAACTGTTAATCAACTTAATACTGCTGTAACAGGCTTACTAGATTTTAAAGGTGGTTTAAATGCTACTACTGGTAATGATGCTAGTGGTAATTCAATTACTGTACCAGACTTTGATTGTAAAAAAGGAGACATGTATGTTGTTACAACTGCAGGTACACTTTTAGGCAACAAATTAGAAATTGGTGATAGTGTTTACTTTGTGGCCGATGTTGCTGCAAATGCTGGTACTTCTGCTTCAGATTTAGCTTTTGCTAATAACCAATTAGATGTTGCTACTGCTGCTGCTTCCGCTGCTGCTGCTACAATAGGTATATCATCTTATGATAATGCTGACTTTACTGTTACTTCTGGTTTTGTAGAACTTAAAGACAGATCAATAACTGCTGCTACTTATGGTGATGACCTATCAACTGGAAGACAGTCTGTAGAGATTACTATGTCTGCAACTGGTGTTGCTACGGCTATATCAGAATCTGCAATTACTTGGGTTGGTACTGGTACAAAATCAAGTGCTGACTTACAGTTTACACATGGTCTAAACACTTCGGATTATCATGCGCAACTTTATTATATCAAAGGTGGAGCTAATTATCCAGTAATGGCTGAATTAAACACTGCTTCTGCTAATAGAATAGATGCTAAATTTGGCATTGACTCTCAAGCAGTTGCTAATGATTATGAATTAAGAGTTTCAGTTATACTGTAATGGCTGTTAATTTTGTAAGCAAAATAAATGTAACAGGTGGTGGCGCCGATATAGAAGGCGCCACTACAGTTACTAATGGTGCGTTGAAAATAGGTAATATAACAGAATCTGTTACTAACGGTGCTATATATGCCTCTAATGACGTTGTAGCTTTTTCTACATCTGACGCTAGACTTAAAAAATACCCAAAGAATATACCAAACGCTTTAGATAAGGTAAACCAATTAAACGGAGTTAATTTTATATGGAGAAAAGCTAATGAAGACATTAAAGAAAATGTACATTCATTTGAAGGAAGAGATGTAGGTGTTATTGCTCAAGAAGTTGAAGCTGTACTACCAGAAGTTGTAACAACTAGAGAAACAGGATATAAAGCCGTTAAATATGAAAAGATTGTGCCTTTACTAATTGAGGCAATTAAAGAATTAAAAGTAGAAATAGACGAACTTAAAAAATCTAAGTAATGCCATTGCCAGAATCAGGTAGAATAACTATAGAAGAAATATGCGAAGAATTTGGTGTATCTACTGATGAGGCAGTAGAACTTTCTAAAGATTTAGGTTCTTATATAGGTAAATCATCAAGTCAAAGAATAACTTTAGCTGATTTTTATGGAGCCGAGTCTACTAAACCTTCGGTTCAAACTAGTGCCGTTACAAGTGTAGCTCAAACAAGTATGACTATAAATGCTAATGCTACATCTCAAGGCAGTGGCACTATAACTTCTAGAGGATTTTGGTTTGGTACTTCTAATACTTACAATGGAGCAGGAAATACTCAAATTACTGTTGGATCTGGAACAGGTACATATTCAAGTGCTAGAACTGGATTAACGGCTGGTGTTACATATTATATTTTTGCTTTTGCAACAAACAACCAAGGCACAACTATAACAGCTGGAATATCTCAAGCTACTCAATCAGCATCAGAAACAAAAGGTTCTATTTATAGAGATGGTACTACTACCATGACTGACATATCTAATAGAATAATAATGAAATCTACTAATGAGTCAACAACTAGTTTAAGATTAGGTTATAACACTAATTTTACACTTAACTTTTGGCTAAAAACTGGTTGGACATCTTCTTTATCACCTAACCAAGGAACATATCAATTTTTATGGGGAGTATCTGCTAACGCGATTCAATCTCCATATTCTTCTAATGTTTATAATCAAAATGTTAGATTATTCTTTAGAGAAGATTTTAATAGATTATATTTTGGATTTTTAGGTAACAATATTAGATATGCCCAAAACTATTGGCAAATGAATAACTCTAACGAGGAGTCAAGCATGGCTCAAGCAACAGGGTTAGGAAATACATTCTGGTCAAATACTAATAATGGTAATGTAAATGATAATGATTATTGTATGATTACTGTAACTTTTAACGGCACTGTTGGCCCATCTAATTGTAAATTATATTGGAACGCTGTTGATTGTGGTAGTCCAGCATTTACAGGCTCAAATGGGCAAACAAATGGTACGCCTTCATTTAACACTACAGACGCTAGACTTATGACTATATTAGGTGCTCCTTATTCTCAAAATAATTCTTTTGGAGGAACTGGAGATTTAAAAGGTGGTTACTTAGGAGGTAATGGAGACACTTACATGGATGAATACAGTTTATGGGACAGCGCTTTAAGTGTAAGCGATATACAAGCTTTATACAATGATGGTGTAGGAGGTACTATATCTAAAACATCACAACCTTCAGGCTTAATAACATATTACTCTTTTGATTCAAACTCTCAAGACACTACAAACAATACTGTATTACCAGTATGGCCAGACCCTAGTACAAACAACAATAAAGGTAAGTTTGAAATAGATGGCACATCTGGTTTTGGATCTGGCAGTAATACAATAGACGGTTAAAATGGAATATTATTACATAGTATCAATGAATGAATTTTGGAAAATAAATTCTAGTATAATTAAATTTGTTCATCAAAAATTACCATTAAAAGATTATATACTAATAAGGGTAACATCTGAGCTTGCTGTATATGATGAGCAATTTAACACTATAGACGAATTTAACTATTGGGCAAGTCAAAATGATTTTGAGCAAGTTGACACTGTAAATGCGCTTACAACTCCGTATGTTCCTGATTTAGACGACCCTATGTTGAAGTAAAAAATTAAATAACCAAACTATCAAGTGATAGTATATAATAACCAACGTTTAACTTAAAACCAAATACAATGACGTTTTTATATACCCGCACCAATACGTGGTCTAGTGCACCACAACCAACAGAAGAAACCATTAAGTACTGGAAACATATTTCACAGAAGAAAAACTGGAGAATAGTACAACTACCTAATGGATTTTTACAAACCGAATATAAATCTATCGACTCAGATGAATGGATCGATGTAACCAGAAGAGAAACAATAGCTGGAGCAGAGCAAGCAATAGATGCTTCTGTTGAGCATTATGCTAAAAAGCTAGAGTTTACCAAAGGACCTAAAGTAGTTAAAACCTTTAAGTAGATATTCAAAAACAAATCAAATTAAATCAAATTAAATGCAAGAAATAAAGTTAGTTAAAGATCTGACTTTTGGCGATACAGCTAGAAGTCAGATACTAGCCGGTGTTGAAAAACTTACCAATGCAGTAAGTTCAACATTAGGCGCAAGTGGTAAATGTGTTATATTAGAAGATAGTAATGGCAAGCCACAAATTACAAAAGATGGAGTTACAGTTGCTAACAGTATAACACTACGTTTTCCATTAGAAAACATCGGAGCTACGCTCATTAAACAAGCTGCTCAAAGAACAGTGGCAGATGCTGGCGATGGTACAACTACAGCAACGGTATTAGCTAAAGCTATATTAGATCAAGCTACAGAACATTCACTACTTGACGATCCTAGAGTTATGAAAGAAGGTATTGAAAGTGCGGTTAGTAAGGTTATTAAATATTTAGATAAAAAAAGTAAAAAAATAACTGGTAAAAAAATAGATCAAGTTGCTACTATATCATCTAATAATGATAAAGAATTAGGTAAGGTTATAGGTAAAGCCTTTAAGCTTGTAGAAGAAACAGGTGTTGTTATGATGGAAACAAATGAACAGCCTGAAACCGTAGTAGAGTTAGTAGAGGGTGTTCAATATAACCAAGCGTTAAAGAATAATCACTTTGTTACTAATTTAGAAAAAGGTACAGCTGAACTAGAAAACCCACTAGTTCTTATTGTTGAGTCACAAATACCTAACGTAAGAAAAATACAGTCAATACTTGAGTATGTCATAAAACACGGTAAAAGTCTTCTTATTATTGCAGATGTTGATCCACAGGTAGTTTCAGCTTTAGCTATGAATAAGAAAAAAGGCAATATAAAGGTTAATATAATAGATGCACCAATATTTGGAATAAGCAAAAAAGATGTTTTATCCGATTTATGTGCTGTTACTGGCGCTACGCTTATTAATGAAGACCTAGGAGATGATATGGATATTATACAGCCAGAATTATTAGGTACATGTATAAAATCTATAACTAGTAACGAAGATACTATATTGCAGGTTGATCTTTCTGACAACAAAGATGTAGATGAAATTGTTAAATCATTAGAGCTTAACATAAAAGAAACTAAAAACCCAAATCTAATTATGAGATTAGAAACTAGACTAGCTAGATTAAAAGCTAAAGTTGCTACGGTTAAAGTTGGTGCTAATTCTGAAATAGAATTAAAAGAAAAAAAAGATAGAGTAGAAGATGCTATTTGTGCTACAAAAGCTGCTATTAAAGAAGGTATATTACCTGGAGGTGGTGTTGCTTTATTAAACGCTAGTTTTAATTTAAAACCAACATCTATAGGTGAAGAAGTGCTTTACAGTGCTATAAGAAAACCTTATGAGCTAATATTAAAAAACGCTGGTATAAGTGGATTAGAAAAATCAAAAGAAGGTTTTGGTATAGACGTTACGACAGGTGAAACAGTTGACATGATAAAAGCTGGTATAATAGATCCTTTACTAGTTACAAAAAGTGCTTTAAAAAATGCGGCATCAGTAGCAACAACTATACTTTCTACGGATTGTGTTGTAAGTAATATTAGAGCATGAAAGCAGTAGGTAAGTATATAATTGTAGATCCTATCAAGGAAGTTGATACAACTACAAAAGGAGGTTTAATTTTAGCTGAAAAGCAAAGAGAAGACATTAGATACAGAAGAGCTAAGGTTATAGAACCTGGCTTTGACGTAAAGGTACTTAATAAAGGCGATGAAATATATTATGATAGAAATGCTGGTTTTGGTATTGAAATAAATAAAAACAAATATAACGTAATTAAAGAACTAGATGTAGTTATTATACTATGAGAAAACTAACATCTTCAGATCTAAGAGAGCTTAATTTGTTAAAACATTATAGAATAATACGTAAATGGGCTTGCAAAACATGTGATATTAAAGATGCAGACCTTGAACTATTGATCTATTTAGAGGCTTTAGAAATGTTTACTAAAGACGATTTTAAAAAAGGTACATATTCTTATAGTTGGGATAATAGACGCTGGAACAGATTATTGAAACAAGGGTGGATAACAGTGTGGAGGAAACGAAACCGCACCACTCAAAAATATCATATATATAAAGTATCCATAAAGTGTAAGCAACTAATAAGCAGGATGTATCGTATTATGCTAGGCGAAGAAGATATGCCTACTAAAAAATTAAACAAAAACAATAGATATATTTACAAAGTAACTGCAAAAGCGGTTACTTTTGTAAATAAAGATAAAACAAGATGATATGCCAATAGATAATTCACAAGACGATATTTTTAATGCTATGTCAGGAGGAGATTCAGCTGATGGGTCTAATCCAGATCCAAGTGGTAGTTTAGGCACGTTTACACCAAATCCAATTCAAGGAGTTGCTCAAACATCTGTAGGTGGCAACGTTGGAGGAGTAGTTGGAATGGCACCACCTAGTGATCAATACGAAACAATGATACCAGAAACAACTGACAGAGTTACAGAAGATCTTGAATCCTTTGAGGAAGCTTCTGACGAAGGTTTTACTGATAAAGATGGCGTAGTTTTTGATGGTAAAAAAGGTGCTAGAAAACAAAAGAAAGCTACTAGACAACAAGACAAACTAAGAAGAAAAGCAGTAAAAGAACAGCTTGGAGGTAAAGAAGGTCGACAAGCAAAAAGAGCAATGCGTAAGCAAAGAAAAGCAGAAAGAAAAGCTGCTTGGAAAAACTATAAAGGTTCAGGTAAATTAGAAGCAGCAGAAGAAGCAGAAGCTTATATGGACGCAGGTTATTAATTATGACATTTAACATTTAAAAAAAAAATCATGCCAAATTACTTAAAAGAACAAGCACCAGCAGGTGTAGATAAAAGCCCTATGATGGTTCCAGCAGGAGTTAGAAAAATGGTTTCTACAAACGGTTTAATAGCTAGTACGTTAGAAATTAAAAACTGTGGTACCAAAGGTAACCCAGCTTTGTTAGCACAAAAATAATGGGTTTAGAAGATTTAAAATTATATTGCCTTAATATAACATCAGCTACTGTTGTTAGCTTAGGTTGGCTAGAGCCTTTGTTGTCTATATTACTTTTATTAACCACACTAGGTTATACTGCTCATAAGTGGTACTTATTAAAAGATAAAAAATGAGAACAAGAAACAAATGTAAAAAACTTTGGAAAGACTGGGCTAAAGGTTATGGCGAACAAGCTGATAAAAGTAAATATGCTTATTACTGTAATGGAAAAGATATAATTCCTCGTACCCAGAAAAAAAGCGATGCTGATGTTTACGACGATATGCCAGATGATGCAGAGGTTGAGAAAAATAAAAAGAAATGAGAAGTATAAACGAAATTATAATACATTGCTCTGCAACTAGAGAAGGCCAAGATATATCAGTTGACACCATTAAAGAGTGGCATGTTGACGGTAGGGGTTGGTCAGATATTGGTTATCATTTTTACATTGACATCAACGGTAAAATATGGAAAGGTAGAGATATAGATAAAACTGGCGCTCATTGCAAAAATCACAATAGAAATTCCATAGGGGTTTGTTATTGTGGTGGCGTTGAGACTGATGGTAAGACACCTAAGGATACAAGAACACCAGAACAAAAAGAAAGTTTGTTACATGTGCTAAAAACACTAACAGCCATGTTTCCACTTGCTACTATTTATTCACACAATGAGTTTGCTAATAAAGCTTGTCCAAGTTTTGATGCAACTTCAGAATATAAAAATTTATAAAATGGCTTACGGAAAAACGAAAACTAAAACAGTTTCTAAAAAGAAAAAACCAAAAAAAAATAAAACTAAAGTAAAAACTAAGAAAGGATACTAAAATGAAATCTAAAGGATTTGGAGATAGTATAGAAAAGTTTACAAGAGCTACTGGTATAAAAAAATTAGTTGACACTATACCTGGTGGTTGTGGATGTGATAAGCGCAAAGATTGGTTCAATAAAAATTTCCCTTATAAAAAATAAAGTTATGGCAACAAAAAGAAAAATTAAAAAACACAAAAGGCCTTGCGGGGAAGGTTATGAAAGAGTGGAAATAGATCCAAGCGATGATCCGACGAAAGAAAGGGGCTTTAAAGAAAAAGATTCAAGTACTAAAAAAAAGAAGTATAAGTGCGTTAAAATACGTAAACCTGGAATAAAAAACCCAGATAAAGAAACAAAACCCAATAGGCCTGAAAAGGATGACTTGAAGGGGCCAAAAGAATCCAAAAAATAAAATCATGGCAAAAGAGTTTCCAGAAATAGACAAAAAAAATGAAGGCAAATTTACAGCTTGGGTAGAAAAAAACATGCCTGGTGTAGATAACTGTAAAGCTGCTAGTAAGATAATGAGATCAAAGAAAAAGTATTCTTCAGATGTAGTTAAAATGGCTAATTATGCTAAAAACTTTGGTTGTAAAAATAAAAAGTAAAAGTTATGGCATATAAGTTAGGTAGTAACAGTAATTCAGGCGCTTACGACGCGATCACAAAATCCGGATTAACAGCTGGAGATAAAACCATATTCAAAAATGGTAATGGTGATGGTGAACCAAAGAACCAAAAGAAAAAGGTCGAAAAAACTAAAAACGCTCAAGGTGATAAGACGAAAAAAATTACAATGCCTGATGGCACTGTAAAAATTCAAATAAAAAATAAAGATGGATCTTGGTCAAATCGAGTAATAGGTCCTAAAATCGTAAAAGAAAACCAGGCTGCTAGTATTAACGTTGAAATGAGTAACAAAATTACGCCAACTGTAATTCCAGCTAAGCCAAGCTCAAGCTACACACCGCCTATAGTCAAGGAGGGTAATTCTGAAGAAGGTGATTCAAAACCTTTTGTAAAGCCACTAAGATCAAGAAAAGAAGCTTTTAATAATAGAGGAGAGCAATTTAAAGATATGGATTTTCCTGAATATAATGAATATATTAATAAATGGAACAAAGAAAATCCACCTAAAAATAATCCACCTAAAGTAACTACACCAAGTCTTGAACCTATAAAAGCTAAACCAATAGTTCAACTAGATCAACAACCTAATTTTTCTGCAACTATCAAAGGTACGGGAGATAGAGAAGAGTCTCAATATACTTCTTTTGAATCAGGTGGACCTAAGAAAAAAGATGATCCTCCAGGAAATCCTCCAGGAAATCCTCCAAGTGATGGCGGTTCCACAGACGATGGTCTATGTACAGCTGCAAATCCAGATTCTTGTAATGCATTTAGTGAAAAAGATGGTAAAGAAGGAGAGTTGATAAACAGAATGTTTGGAAGAGGTGATAAGGAAAAGCAAGCTCAAAAAAATTCAGCTGCAGATGCTAGAAAAAGAAAAGATGTTGCTGACGCAGCTATTTCATCAAGTTCAAAAAGTTTTGCAAAAGATAGTAAGAAACAGCTTAAAACAGATCAAAAAGCTTTTAGAGCTGAGTATGGAGATATTAGTAGCTCTGCAGAAAGAAAAGAAATAAAATCTCGTGAAAAAAGCCAAAGAGTTGAATTAAAAAAACAAACAAACGACAGGTTTAAAACTGCGGAAAACAGAAAAGACAAAAATGCTAGACAAAGGTTTAGACAAGCTGAAAATACAAGTGGTAGAGTTTCAAAAGGAAAACAAATTGGAGCTAAAATTACAACTAGCTTATTAGGAAAAAGAAAGCAAGAACAAAGAGCTACAGCTGGACGATCTACTGCTGCTGCAAAAAATAGAGATTTTCTAAAAAATAAAGATTTAGCGGCTATGACTAATAATAAAAAAAATAGAACTATTAAAGCAAGTTTTTAATTATGGAAAAAAAGTCTTTTAAAGAAACTAAAATAGGAGCTTATCTAGCTAGCAAAGCTCCTAAAGTATTACAAGCGTTAGGCGATGTACTACCTAATCAGGGAACACTTGGAGTGGTAAAAAACTTAATTTCAAGTGATACTAAGATTAAGGCCGCTGACAAAGAACATGCCATGAAGCTTATAGAACAAGATATAGCTGAAATGAAAGAAGTGTCTAGCAGGTGGAGAAGCGATATGAAAAGTGACTCATGGCTTAGTAAAAACACTAGACCTTTAGCTTTAGTATTTTTAACAGTATCTGCGGTTTTCATGATGGCTGTAGACTCATTTCACTTACAGTTTGATGTAGATGAATCATGGATAAACTTATTAAAAACTTTACTGGTAACAGTATATGTAGCATACTTCGGAAGTCGTGGTGCTGAAAAAATAACAAAAATAAATAAATAAAAATGGACGGTTTACAAGGAAATATGATGGCTCAACCAAGAATGTTTGGTCATGATGCCGTGGCTTTAACAGCTGGAACAGAAGCAATAGCAAATACAAGTGAAAGAGGCGTTGTAATATACAACGGTGGTTCAGAACAGAATATTACTATTACTACAGAAGCTGGTAATGATGTGATATTTAAAAAAGTACAACCAGGAACAGTTGTAGGTGATAAAACACCTATGTTAGCTACTAAATTAAAAGTTGGCACTGACTGTGTAGCAATATTTTAAAACAACAAAAACAAACAATAAAATCAAATAAAATCAAATAAAATGGCAAAAGCAAAAAAAATAACTAAAAAAGAATTACAAGATTTAGTTGAACCACATAAAAAATTAAACGATTTAGTAACTAGTATTGGATCTTTAGAAACTAGAAAACACTCCTTACTTCATGAAGTAGGTTTATTAAACGAAGGTTTAGAAGATCAAAAAGCTAAATTAGAAAAAAAATACGGATCCGTTAATATTAACTTAGAAAACGGTGAGTTAACACCAATAGAAACTTTACAAACAGTAAAATAATGTCTAAGATAATCAGAAAAATAAGTATTGGATCTGATTACAAGAATGATGCTATGCACTATTCTACTGGTCAAGAAGTTTATGGTGGTCACGTTATAACTGATATAATGTTTGATAATGAAGATAGTTCTTACAACATATTTATAAGTAAAAACAGTGAAGTATTACCTTGGAAAAAATTTAATAGTAATATGTCTGTTTCAGTAGAGTACGATTTAAATTATTAATGAAATCTTTATACAATTTTATTGTTAAACCTTTTAAACAAAGGTATAATAATATTAAAAAAGTTGATAATAAAACACTTATTATTAATACCAGTATTGAAGATCATAAATTTGTTAGTAAGAAAGCGGTAGTTGTTTCTACGCCTGCCGCTTTTGATACTGGTGTATCAGTTGGAGATGTAGTATATATACATCATAATATATTTAGAAGATGGTATGATCAAAAAGGCAGAGAGCGTAATGGCGCTACTTTTTTTAAAGATAACCTATACTTTTGCTCACCTAGTCAAATATACTTGTACAATGACAAAAGCCACTTAGATTATTGCTTTGTAAAACCAATATTAAATAAAGACATTTTAATAAACAATAAAGAACAGTTTAATACTGGAATATTAAAATATTCTAATAGTTCTTTAGAAGCTGTAGGAATAACACCTGGAGCATTAATAACGTTTACACCTAATTCTGAATTTGAGTTTATAATAGGTGATGAACGTTTATATTGTATGAAATCAAATGATATAGCTTTAACGCATGAATATAAAGGAAACGAAGAAGAGTATAATCCAAGCTGGGCAACTAGCGGTTAATGAATTGATAAAAGTAGCTAAAGAACCTATAGTTGATACTGGTGAAGATGTTACTGCCGATAGACTTAAAAATGCGGCAGCTACAAAAAAGCTTGCTATATTTGATGCATTTGAAATACTAAATAGAATAGAAGAAGAAGAATCTTTATTGAGTGGTAAACCTAAAGAAGAAAAAAAAGAAAGAGTGTTTAAGTTTGCAGAAGGGAGAAGCAAGTGACCTACGAGCAAACACTTTCAAAAGAAATTAAGGACGTTGTAAATCCTAAAGTATTAGCTAAAAACAATAGATTTAAAAAATGGGAGTATGGCTATAACTCTGATTATGATTTTATAGTAATAAGTAAAACTGGAAAAATTGGACAAATCATTGAAATACAAAATCTCAGGATTGCTTTACCAGCAACAGATGAACCGTTTAAACGAAATAAAGAAAAAGCGGAACAGTACTGGGAAAAAGCAGAGTATCCAAAAGAATTAAGTAGAATTAAAAGCAGATTTGACTGGGAGGAATACCCATCAGATTTTAAAGAAAAATGGTACGATTATATTGACAATGAGTTTACTAGACGAGAACAAGGATTTTTCTTTTATAACAATGGTACTCCTACTTACATTACTGGCACTCATTACATGTACTTGCAATGGTCAAAGATTGATGTTGGAGCACCAGACTTTAGAGAAGCAAATAGATTATTCTATATATTCTGGGAAGCATGTAAAGCAGATGATAGATGTTACGGCATGTGTTATCTTAAAAACAGAAGATCTGGATTTTCATTTATGTCCTCGGCAGAACTTGTTAACCAAGCAACAATATCTTCAGATTCAAGATTTGGAATACTTTCTAAATCAGGAGCAGATGCTAAAAAAATGTTTACAGATAAAGTTGTACCCATATCAGTTAACTACCCGTTCTTTTTTAAACCCATTCAAGATGGTATGGACAGGCCGAAGACTGAATTGGCATATCGTGTTCCAGCATCAAAGCTTA